CGTTGCCGCCATGCCCACCAAACAGAGAGATACCAACGGAACCTGTGTTGTGGCCCTTAGCGTGTGCGCCTGTGCGCTCCAGTGGGCGGCCCTCGACTAGCGTTCCATCGCGATCAATAAGATAGTGGTAACCAATGTCTGACCAGCCTCGATCCTCTACGTGCCAGCGACGTACCTCATCTACCTTTTGCTGCGACGTCTTACCTTCCCACCAGTTGGGTCGGGTTGCAGTGCAATGAATAATGATGGTGTCGATGTTTCTCATTTTCTCAACGCCTCTTCGATGCCATCTAGCTTTGTGAACACAGCTTTGAAACTCTCTTGCAGTTGCTTGAACTCTCGGTCATGCGCTTCTTTGTTGGCAGCAGCCGTGGCCTTCAAGACCTCGATGTCGGTGTGGTGCGCCTGTAATTTGCTGTGCAGCATGTAAACAAACGCGACCACTGGCACGACGATGTACTTTAAGAAGAGGTCAAGTGTTTCCATGCTCAAATTCCTTAGATCACCGTTAGGCCAGCAGGTTGTACCGCTGCCAGTTCCTCTGGGGTTGTAGCTGCATCAATGCCAGCATCCGTAGGGGCATCCCGCAGTGCTTGCTTGTCAGCAGTGATCTGGGTTGTATCAGCACCTGTCTCCAGCGCCTTCATGAAAGCTGTGTCGAGGGCTTCCAGTGGCTCAGTACGAGCTTGACGAATCTTGTCACGCCAGATGTCTCGTGCTGCTGCCATGTCTACAGAGATAATCCCTGTGTCTACATTAGCTTCCCAAGCGCCCCGAAAGGTACGTTCTGCTGGGAGTGTGTAGTCTGCGGCGTCGTAGCTTGTTGCGCCGATCTTGATGAAAGTCTGTGTCATAGTGTTTCCTTACAAGGTCCAAGATATTCTATTGACGTCGATGTCAGAAGATGCACCAGTGCTTCCGTTAGCCGAATACATTGTAGAACTGGTTGTTGTCGGGGGCTGGTCCCCATCATTAAAGATGTATCTAGGTTGGCCCTCGCTTACCCGCCTCCAGCCAAGCATCCCTGCACAATAAGTAGTAGCAGAAAAAGCATTGGTAAAACTCACTGTGTACACCCCCACAGAATCATCAGTAACACTAGAAACATTTGCTGAGTTGGTAATGTTAACAGCAATCTGATCGTAGTTTACCCAAGCCTGTGCGGGATAAAGACCAGCACCGCCTGTAGTTTGTAACGTATCAACCTTTAATGTACTCATGCTGCGAGTCTCCATGCATTGCGAAACGACCTGTCAGAGGGGACGTCTTCTGTTTTGACAATCTTAAACATCGGTCTGTTGTATTCCTGAGACCAGATGTGACGAGGGATGTCCTTCATGACCAGATACTCGATGGCCTCTTCCTCTGTGAGAGGGCCAATGCGAGGTGCAGTCCACTGTGCTTCATGCTTTGCAGGGTCATGCTTAAAGGTGTCGTGACGACCCTCTGAGATGGCCTGTTGCTCATCGTCCTGCAACGCCCAGTAAACGGAGATAGGCGGCAGCAGCCCAGCCTTGGCTTCTTCAAGCCAGTTGTCACTAGGGACAAGCACCATAGCTGGTGCATCTGGCTGCTCTGGGTCTTCGAAGATTACTCTGTACTGGCTCATTGTGTTACCAGAAGACAGCCAATGTCTGTATCGTCAGCAGTACCTGCTGCAGTGTTGTAAACTTTGCAGCTACCAGTTGCTACGTTGTTGATGTGGAAGTAAGCCTCTAGGTTCGCAGCCAAGCCGTCACCATCCTTTGACATCCCTGATATTGCGTAAGAGGCATCCGTCATAGCTGCCGTAAAGTTCATTTGATAGTAGCCTGTGCCAAGGTCTGTCATGCTTGAGGTGTTGCCACTCGCACGAACAGTCATTGTGGTCTGAGCGTCGAAGTTTACCCAAGCCTTAGCTGTGAAGAACGTAGCACCACCCGATGTGGCTTCTTCAAGTGTGTTTACTTTAATCGTACTCATTTTAAACCACCGTCCATGTTTCACCAGCACCAACCGTCACGGTGACACCACTATCAATCGTAATGGGTCCAGCGGACATTGCGTTCTTGCCGTTTGTAATTGTGTAGTTCGTGGTCACGTTCTGGCCGTTCTCCCAGAAGATTTCATCGTTGCCGCCACCTGTTGCCCCGCCGCCGACAGCAGCCCCATCAATCGTCAAGGAGCCACTGGTAGCAGACAAGTCGTTGGTCTGATGATTGATGGTAATGCTCATTTAGACAGCCTCCGAACCGTGCATGTCGTCTTGAGCCATAACCCAAGCGTAACACTTATCGAGGAAGTTACTGCCTGTTGCAGCTTCAACCTCAGCCAAGTCAGCATGGTAACGGCGGAAGTCTACCTCACGAGTATCATCATTCGGTGTTGAAGTAGCATAGCCAGACACGTCGATCATGACAGTGAACTTAGGGCCGCCATCACGTTGACGAGAAACAGCAGCAGTGACAATGCGGAAGTAAGCGCCAGCAAAAGGTGTACCATACTGGCTTGTAGTAAGGTCAAGTTGAATAGCCATTTGGGCCTCCTTTAGTACGTCACTTCGGACGTGTTGATGGTTGCGACGAAACGAACATTAGTGCTTGCTGCGCCTGTGACCGTGATGGCTAGGCCACCGTTGGTTGTGTCAGCAGTCAGGGCCATGCCCCAAGCTGGTGTGTTGTCGAGAACTGTGGTTGCCGAGTTGACTAAGACTGTGGTGCCCGCAGAACCTTCCCTGCGGATCAAGCCCTCGATCTTCCATGCTGCACATGCAGTGCCTTGAGAGGCTTGCTGACGGGCTACGATGGTGCCGTGAAAAGCGTAGGCTGAGTTGTTGGGTAAGATGATTTGGTTTGTAGTGAGAGCATATGGGAGGGTGTTTGTTCTAAGAACTTCAGCAGTTGCGTCTGTAGTGTCACAAAGCAAAACAAACAGACCGCTCTGTGAAGAGCCTTTAGAAGAAAACTGTGCAGCTGAATATGCCCAGTGACCTTCGACTGAAGTCGTTTGAGCGCTTTTCCCATAGGCGTGACTATAACTCGCCGTAGCCGTGCCACCACCTAGTGCAACAGACTGACCGCCATAGGCTGCGCTGCCTCTGCCCAGTGCAATGGATTGGATGCCCGATGCGTAAGTAAAATAAGAGCCGATTGCAATCGCTCCAGAACTGATTGCCCTCGCATTTACCCCAATAGCCACAGCGTTATCACTTTTAGCCCCGTAAGCAGTGCTTGTGTTGGCCACCGCTGTTGCGAAGCTGTTTACTCCTGACGCATTAGAAACGCCAAGTGCTATTGCATTTGTATTCGTTGCCTTAGCCGCATTTCCGATAGCCACCGCATTCGTACCAGTAGCAGACGGAGCAGTAGGGCTGCTTGAGTTTTCAGCATAAAGATCAAGGGCTGTTCCGCCGCCACCTGCAGCAATCCAATCGTAGTCGGTCCCTGTCCATGACAGAACCTCTCCGTTAGCTGCTGTGCTAGTGTTGAGGTGCGTGTCCACGTCTGAGTTAGTGTAGCCAGCGGGTAGACCCGTCAGAGCAGAGCCGTCGCCAGCGTAAGATGTAGCAGTTACAGCACCAAACGTAGGGCTGTCGTTAGGCTGCACTGCGGTGCCAGCCAATGTACCTTGAGCAGCGGTAGCGTAGGAAGTAGAGGCTGTAGTAGCCGAAGTGCCAAGCCCTAAGTTAGTTCTTGCTGTACTTGCGCTGGCAACGTCAGATAAGTTGTTTACTGCAAGGAGGTCACCTGCACTTGATGCACCCCTCAAGTCTCCTGTGACAAAACCAAGCCCATCGCTTGAAACAAAAGTGACTACTCCGTTAGATGCGTTATAGCTTCCACCCGTCCAGCCAGTTCCGTCTGTACCAGCAACGCCCTGTATACCCTGTGCCCCAGCAGGGATACCAAACGAAAAAGCGCCTGTGCCGTTAGTAGCTGTTACAGATGCTGTAGCAGAAGCCCCAGCAGATAAAGTACTAGCTGTTGCTGTTGCATCAGTAATTACATCTACTGCTTCCGCTGCATTTTTTGCAACAATGGCTGCATCCTTAGCTGCTTCAGCATTATTAGCAGACGTAGCAGCAGCCGTAGCAGACGTAGCAGCAGTCGTGGCAGATGATGCAGCAGCAGTAGCAGATGCAGCAGCCGCAGCAGCCTCACCATTAACCGCAAGGATTGCAGTGATGTTATCAGCAATAACTGCAACGTCGCTTGAAAGAGGACCAGCTTCAACAGCGCCCGTTGTGAGATTAAACGCTAGCGTCTTGCCCTTTCGATCCTCGGTAAGAAGCGTAGAAGGAGCGACCTCGTAATCGTTTAAGTGGATTGTCCGATCCACCTTGTTATCTAGGTCAGCGATCTGCGCAGTAATTGTGTCTAACTGCTCGTTCAAAACGGCGCGGTTAATCTCCTGACCAGCAGGGAAGTCAGTAGTGCGCTCAAGAGAGACATGACGAACCACAGAAACAGTGCTGCCACCCGTTGCGCCAGTCACTTGCTGAACAGCGGGTGGAGTAGCCGTAACAAACGTAGCAGTTCCCGTAGAGCCATCGCCGCCAGACAGAGTGTAGTCACTGCCTAAAGATTTAAGGACGCCATCTACATAGATACGGACGTCACTATCCTCAAAGAACTCAAAGGGAACAGTGAAAGCTGTTTGGGTTACCCCTTGAGCAACAGCGTATTCAATCCGAGGATCGTTGTCCGAAATGTCGATGGTCATCAGTTACTCCTTTGTTGTGAAATTGCACACCACAGAGGAAAGGATCAACGCACAAACAATCTAGGACATATTATTGCGTCCAAGAGTAGGTCATTTGATTGACCTGATCTTTCCAAAACCACATGTTTGAGAACGGCAAGTTGCGCACAATGGTTCTACCACCCTGACCATACTCACCGTTGGAAAATTCCACTACGCCCTTTGCCATTTCAACTCCCCAAGACGGGCCAGCGCCTGACAAGCCAGTAAGCCCATCTACAACACTACCTTTTTGGTTAAACTTTGGAGAAAGAAAACCATTGGTAATGTTAGGACCACCTAAAGCTAGAGATGTGTGCATCGACGTGTAGAACAAGTCAGAATACAGGGCCATAATACCACTCATGTCAAAGGTTCTAGCAAATTTATCACGCGCGTTCATTTCATCCCAAATGTAATCAGGGGTGCGAATCTGCATAGACATATAGGCCAAGCCCATCATCGTCGCTGCGCCCAATGTACGGTTCTTGATTTGGCCTTGTGCCAAAGCGCCTACAGTTTTGTTTACGTTAGCAAGAGCAAAGCTATAGAATTGGAACGGTAGCCCCATTAAACCATTTTCAATCCGAGCATATCCTGTATATTTTGGGTGTTCTTTCATGCCAAACTTAGACGCAACACTCATTGGAATGTAGACCACGCCATCAGTAATAATTGGCTTATCGGCTGGTGTGCCAGACATAATTGTATTCAAAACGCCACTGTTAAGGGCGGCGCGGAACTGCATCACAGTCTCTTCTTGCTCTGCGCGCAAAGATTTTACTGCCTGTTCTCGCGCAAGCATTTTGCCATAAGACCGTTGGTTCGTCATGTAAGAAATAGCAGCACGATCAATTCTGTTTTCAACAGATGCAGTGCTTTCGCCAACAACTCGATTAACAACACTGTGCATTAGTTCGTGCAGCATAACGTACTCAAGGTAATCATCTGCTGTTTCAAACATATCAATAGCATCAAGTTCGTTTTTAACATGATACAAATACTCTTCTTGTATTTTGCCGTCAGCAAATGCTTGTTCAGCATCAGACCGAACTTGATCTGCGTTTTCTCCGTTTTGTTTAATCCTTTCATATCGGGCACGAACCATATCTTTATCAATATGCACAGAAAAACCACCATCAGGTATGTCGCGCATATCAGTCATAAAGCCCAACAAGCTTTGATAACCATGATTCTCTTGCAGCTTAGAAAAATAAGGCTTTACGATATTAGGATCGGTAAAAATTCTTGCTTCTGGGAATTGCTTGCTAAAGTAAGTTGTCAACTGACGGTCAGTCATTTCAGAGTACCGAGTAGTTGGATGACGATACTTAAATGTTTTATCTACAATAGAATTAAGAAACTCATCTGAAGTCCAAGCCTCAGTGTTAGCCATGTAAAAACCGTTCTCAGTTTTTTCATACGGCGCTCTAGCAATCAATGCAGCAGTTTCTTTGCCGATGCCATAGCGCGCAAGCCATTCAGTGCTTTGATCGTCTAGCTGCCCCTTACCCAATTTAATTGAGTAGTCGATAATTTGGTGAGCATCAACTACACCAGCAAGTTGCTTGGCAAGCGTAGTCAAAGGGGCAAGTCCGTTAAGAATATAGAAAGCATTCCGCGTCTGGCTTAGCGCGTCACTGGCGTCAATGTTGTTAGACATATCCTCCATTAAACGCATGTGGGCGCTGCCCTTTAGAATGTCGATAGCTTCACCAGCAAGTCGAACTTCATCAACGGTCATGTTAAGGCGTTCTTTGTCTACAAGAGCTTGAACCCCCTTCCAAACATTGTCCATTTCATATTCCATAACAATGCGACCAAAGTCAGGAATAGCTGCAATGCCAGAAGAACCCATGTATGAAAATGATGCGGCTTCACGCAGAACCGTTGCAACTTTTTGACTTAGGCTGTCTGGATTTTCAAGCACAGTACCAATGGTACGGTCATACATATGATTAAAGTCTTTCATGACTTTATTAATTTCTTTTTGATTCTTACCATCACGAATCAAAGACCGACGAACCCGAAAGCGAACACCTTCAACGTCTGTGCCAAACTGCTTTGCAAACTCATATCGAGGTTCAACCCTAGCAGCGTAAGTTTTCATAACAGCAAGAGGATCGGTCATCATAAAATCCATAACCAAACGGTTAGGAATGTTTAACTCACGACTACGGAAGTGCTTAGAGCGACCCGCACCAAACGAAATGTTATCTAGGTTAAGCGGGTCTGACTCACCAAGAATGTTGTCAATTGTTTGGTTTACTCGTTCTTCTATTTTCTCAGGCCTAGTGCTTAACTCTATTTTAATGTTTTCGCCCTTACTGTTTACCTCATACTTGTACGGGTTTTGTCTGTACCAATCATGTAAAATTGTAGAAAACTCTGCGCGGCGCTGTCTAATTGCTTTTGCATTGAAAAATCTAGGAAAGAATGAGTCACGCGCAATGTCATCATCAAACTGATCGCCCATTGTGCTTAACGCACTGCGCCGTTTTTCAAGGGCACGAACTCGACCTTGAACCAAATCTGCTTCAGCAGAGGTTGCCCTAACACCAGACAAGCTAGAGTTAAGGTCAACAATTTCTTTGTCGAGCATTTCAATTTGTCGCTCAAGACCTTTGCGAGAAGACAGAAGGCCAACATCTTCTAGCCGAACCTCAGAGTCCCCGAAGTATTTATTAATAGTACTTACAGCCTTTAATTCACCCTCAGTCATATTAGCTTCGTCGCCTTGAATGCGCTTCTCACTAACCCTAGTTAACCATTTTCGAAAAGTATCATCTGACCTTGTAGCCGTTCTTGCGGCGTTGCTAAGATTAATGTCTAGCCGAGATGCAGGTGAAGCGTTTGTTTCTGAGGCCCAAGCGCGAATTAACTCATCGTTGGCCTTTACCCATCGCCCTTGATGCACAGCGGATCGAACATAAACACTTTGTGGCGTTGGAGTGCCAGCAGAGTTCATAGCATGTGTCATGCCGTTATCATTAAAGGCTATGGCAAATACTTCTTTAACGTCGTCAGAATAATCGCCTTGAAAAACACGCTTCATAGGTGTTGGGATCATGTTAAAGAATACGCTGTCGGTAAACCAAGAGGCTTTATAATTAAAACCACCTTCAGGCGTTGTTACATCCTCGCCTAAATCATCCATCTGGCGAAAGCCAAGCTCATTCCTTATAGGAATAGATTCGTTGCGAAGGTCTATTGCAGCTTGCTCATTACCAGATTCTTTTTGTGCATTAGCTTGAGCATCTATTTGATTTATTCTTGATCTAAGCTCAGGTTCTTCAACATCACCAAGCACACGTTCTGAGCGCGGTGGTCGATTTTGAATTTGCTCAGGAGTTAAGCCCTCCAAATCTTGAAGGCGACGGGACATATCAAGCATTTCACGGTTAACTTCTTGAGTGCGCTCAAGCGTAATAGCTCTTTGTCTAACAAACGGAGCGCTGGCAGCGTAAATTGAGCCGCCAAATGCACCACCAAATAAAGCATTAGTAGTTGTATTAAGAGTTGCTTCTTCAATGGTCATTACAGGGTCAAGAGCTAGACTTAGGGCAGAAAAACCAGCTTCGGTAGCGCCAACAGCAAGAGCAGATTTACCAGCAGTTCGCAAAAAGCCAGTAGCAGGGCCACCTAAAGGCAGCGTAACCGCATTGATCGGATCAAAAAGACCAGCCGCCATATTAGTCCCAAAGGAAGCATTTGCTAAAACAAACCGACGCTCATGACTGCGATCAATCATAGCTTTAAGAGCAGCCATGTGCGCAGGGTTTCGCGCTGCGGAGAGAGCAGGAGCATATTCCGCGTAATCTCCTAAATTTTCTCGCCAATCAAAACTAGGATCAACAGGAGTAAGGTTAAATCGAGTGCTTATTCCTATGTTTTCATATATAGGAGCCAAACGAAGCCCAAGGGTTGCCCCAACAGCTTCACCAAACGTAGAACTTTGGGGCGAAACAATGGTTCGCTCAAATGTTCCAGAGGAATACCTATTTAGAAAATCTTCCATAACTTACTTGCTTCCGTTAAGGCTTAATTAATTAGTCGAGGATTCGGCCCAATTTCATAAGTGCCCGCTCAAAGGCAGTATCGCCTACTGTTGCTACTGCTCTTCGACTGGGCGGTGCTACTTCTGTTTGTTCTATTTCAGCTTCGGCTGGATTCCCGAAACTTGGGATACCTTCGGTTTGGATTCTGTCAATTATCTGCTGATCAGTTTCTATTCCAAAAGCTCTTTCAAGTGCAGGTGTAAAACCTCCAATTGGCCCGCGACGACCTTCGAATCTTGCCCTTGCTTCCACACCAGCGGCTATATTCTCTCTCTCTTCGGACATAATAGCCCTTTGCCGTTGCTGAAGAAAAAGAGGGTCTCTGTTTGAAACAACTATTGGAACTCTGTATGTTATTGCGTCAGGCTCCCTCGGATCAGACTCACTATAAGTCCTAGTAAGCTCTTCGTTAAACCCACCTTCAGTTCTTAAATGGACCGTGTAACTAACATCGCTACCAGCAGATTGAGGCAGGGCCATTAAGTAAATGTCATTCGTATCAAAAACGCCCGGAGCGGAAGGATTTGTCATATCTCCGAATGTGTTGCCAAGCTTTATGTTTGTAAGAGATGGATTGCTTCGCGCCACTTCAGCGATAGCAAGTTCTTTGAAAAGAGTTTCATATCCTTCGATATTTTCTGTAACTTCAAGAGCATGCAAACTTCTAGTGCCGCCCATCTCGTTAATAACAACGCCACCGCTATCAGCATAAGTTCTATCTAGCTGTTGCACCAATGCGGCATTAATTTTTTCTTCATTTAAACCAATGGCATTTAGGCGCAAAGCTTCTGCTGTTAAATTGTTAACCACGGAAAGAGGAGCTTCGCCCACTCCACTTGAAATCCATCGGCCTTCACCAATAGTATAAACATAATCTTCTAACGGCATGCCTAATTTTGTAGTTAAGGCATTTCTAGTACGCTCGTTATCTTCAAAGTCCCGATACTGAACATATGCTTGCATAAGATCGTTTTGATTTTCAGTACCTAAAGTCTGAGCAACATCAGAGAAATAAGTCAAAACAACCTGAACATCTGAAGGCAAAGCTCTAAATGCTGGACTGGCTAATACCTGACCACGATTATTAACAGTGCTAAAGTTTCTGATAACATCCATAAATGCGCCTATATCTTCCCCATTGAACTGACCGTTTCCAAACTGGGTAAAGGCTGTATAAAGAGACTCAGGAAGAACATTCATTTGAGCCGCGCGATTTAGAATCAACTGACCTTCTTCACTATTCAAAAACTGGGGACTGCTATAAGCTCTAGGTGGAATAGACGGAATACCAGTACCTTCTAATACCAATTGATCTGCGATCTGACGATGTTCAGCAAGATTTCCATTGCCACCACCGTTGACAATCTGACTTTCTAATTGGAATATTTCATTTTCCGCAGCGCGTGATGCAATCAAACCTTTTCTGTCTTCAACAAAAGCCCCGAAATCTGAATTAATCCCAGTAGGGTCGCCAGAAGCCTCGCTGTACTCATTAATTGTTTGGAGCAAACTAATTTGTTGATCTGAGAAAACACCTTCTGGTACTACGCCTCCGCGAATCACAGACGATGCTTGGTCAAGTTGACTCTCTGTAAGAGAAGGGTCTGAGAAAAAACTATTAACAAGACCTCTAGCCGTGTTATAGGAAGCGCCACTCCGCAAGGCATTGGCCCTGTCGATAGGTAGGTTTTCAATCCCATTAATTTTACTTACTACTTCTTCAAATGCAGCCTCTGGGTCTTCAGAAAATCTGATTGCATTAAAATCAATCTCTCCAGCGTTGGAGATAGCATCCCTTTCTAAACGCATTTCAACAGCTTTTGCAGAATCGCTTCTGTGAGAATCAATTTCAGCTTCAAAATTTGCAAGAACAGGTATGCCTGTCTCCGCCTGTATATTGTCTAGCGCCCTAATTACTGAACGCGAAGCAAGCGTTGGAGCATTAGCAAAGCGGCGTGAGTCAATTGCTTCTTGAAGTTCAAGCGTTTCCTCAGTAGTTAAACCATCCAAGGCCCTAGCATATAAGCCTCTAGCAGTCCCTTGAATAAGAGCAGTTTGCCTTGCTACCGCAAATTGTCGAAGTTGTTCATCTCCGTTCTCAGTGTGCCCTTGAATTACTCCGTTTTGCACGCGAAAGTTTATTAATGCTCGGTTAGCCACAGCGGAAGAGCTATCCGTTTCAAAGGCAAAATCGTCGGCAGCTTGAACTTCAGCTGGAAGTGTTTGACCCATATCGCCAATAAGAAGCGCTGTTTCTGTTGCAATTCTTTCGCTTTCTTGCGACTGCAAGATTGTGTTGTAGCCAATCGAATCCGTTAAAATTCTGTTAGAAAAAGTATCTATCTTGCCTAATGCTTCGCGATTAGTGGCTATGTTACGATAAAGATCAGCAACTCCAGTGAACTCTGCTGGAATAGCAGCAGGACTTCCCATTCCAATTGCCGCTCTCATAAGGGCGAGTTGCTCAGGATCAGCGCCTTCCTGCCTTGCATGGAAAGCAACAAGGCCAGTAATCGCAGCGACACTTTGATCAGCAGTATAACCTGCCGCTTCTTCAGGATTAAAAAGTTGAGCCTCGGCGCCATCATTGATAGCGACAGCAACGCCTTCATTAATTACATCCCCTAGAGTTGGCTCACCTTCATTACTTGATAACGCAGCCGTTCCATTTTGCGCAAAAGCGTTATGCAAGTTTTCAAGGCCCTCATTAATAGCAGCCGTCTGAGCGCGTCGTGCGGCAGCGCGCTCACGGCGAACCTGTGCAGCAGCCATGCTTGTGCGGGTTGCGTTTAAGTAGGTAGTGCCAACGTCACCAATGTATCCTCTGAACTCATCTTGAGCGACATCCGTCATAGAAGAAATGTAATCAGACATTGCTTCTGTGTACAAAGCAACGCCGTTAGGGTTTTCTTCAAACCGAAGAGAAAGCTCTGAAGCTTTGTTTCTAATCTCGTCCTCAATGCTTCGCTGAAAGCGAGTCATCACTACACGCTGGTACGCATCCGCACCAATACTACCCAAGCCCTGAGGCGGCTCGTAAGCCTCTGGCTCACCAGTCTGGGGGTTGATTGCAATGACTTGCTCTCGATCAACAGAGGCGCCTTCTTTAAGGCCAAACTCTTCAGCTTGCTTCGCTGCTCTCTCAAAGAATATTTCACTCATCTGGTTAGCGGACTGAGTAATCGCTTGACCAGTTATTCGTCCAGCCTCTGAGGCGCGGGTAACACCAACAGGACCAATGCTGAAATTCTTTTTCTCTCTAATAACAGGCATGGCTTATCCCCTTGGGCTTAAAAAGTCGTAGGCAGAGTTTAACAAAGAAGCTCTAGGTTGAGTGCCGCCTCTTACTGGTGGGGCACCTGATGAAGTACGCGGTGCAAGTTTTGACCCCCCTACTGTAATTCTGGTTGGTGAGGGTGATGGCATCTTTACTTGCATGTACTGGTTCAATCCACCAGCGAGCGTTGTAAACCCATTGATTATACCAGCGGTCAGCGCTGCTCTACCTTCAGCCCGAACAGCAGCGGCTTGGCTGTCTAACTTGTACCCCTCCATCATTGCCATGAAGTCAGAGGTAGCAGTATCATCTGTTGCAATCTCTTGCTGACGATCAAGGAAAGCACCGACTGAACGATCAGCCGCTACGTCCCTGCCTTGAGCAGCAAAGGATGCAATGTTCGAGGAAAGGTTCGAGCGATAAACCTCAAGTCGATCATTGTGTCGCTGAAGGGCTTGAGCTTTCCCAAGTTCCTTCTCTGTCTTTATGTTAAAAGCGTTTAGTTCGGCAGCGCTTTTCTGCGCCATGCCGCCCATGAGAGAACCAGCAGCACTAACGCCTTGGCTTGCTAACATTAGAAATGGAAGCATTAAACAATCACCTCTGATATGAACCCGTTAACCTGCATTGGAAGAGGGTTCGATTGAGAAATAGTAACGACTGGATCACGACTGTAACCCAGCAACCTGTATTCCTTCTTCCCAGTAAAGCCAGTAACGGGAAGCGTAATGTTTCTAGTGCCCACTTGAGCAGAGTAAGTATCAACGAGACCTACAACCACAGTGCTAACGCCTCGGATTTCACCTGTAGCTGGGCCGTTACCAATCACTGCGTCTACTGGATTGCTTTTTATCTGCGCAGTGAAGGGCTTTCCAGCATGGAACGTGCCGACAAAACCAGTAAGTAACACGCTAGCTGCGCCACCAGTTCCGCTGACCACAGAGAAGTTTCCGTAATATGTCAGGCCGTCATTGCTCAGCACATTAACTGTATCGCCAATGGCGTAACGTGCGCTTACATCTAAGTAGTTGTTTGCAACCACGCCTGTAACGTATGAATCCAAGCCAATCTCGGCAGCAAATTCACAAAGGTAAGCATTAGACCCGTCCACAATGTTTACAAAAATTCTATCGTGAACAGCGCAGACAGTAGCAAACTCTCCCATAGGAGTTGTTAGCTGAGTCCAAGCTGCCTTCTTTTCAGCACGGTTAGAATTGAATAATGAAATCTTTCCGCTGGCCGTCGAGAGGAAAGCGTAAGACTCGCCGCTGCCAAATGCGCCATGAGAAACTGTCATAAACTTAGGTTCGTTGGGTGTCTTCACCAGATGTGATGCAATCGTAGAGATAGCAGTGGCAGAGTAAGCATCCTCAGTATCGGTATAAAGATACTCACGAACAGAATGACCACCGTTCTGCACAAAGATAGTTGCGCCATCAATTGATACAGGCTGCACAAAATCAGAACCAAATGGCGTCTGCAATCTAATCTGTGCATTGGTAGGCGTGATCGCTTGGTTCAGATAGGTTGGAATATACAGCTCACCAGATGCACCAAAGATTTGAAGATCGCGATTCGAGATCATGTATCGAATTTCATTCACATGACCAGTCGCTGCAACCAAGCCGATTGAATCACTATCTTCTGCGTTTCCAACATCAAAGTTAAAGAAGCTTCCAATCTTACTCATCCAGATAGAGTCAGGTTGAGCAAGCGTTCCCGCAAAGCAAAGTCGGTTCTCATGGAACGCAACCGCAGCGGGATAGCCTCGAACAGCAGAAAAGGATTGCTCAGACCAATTAACTGTTGGCGCATGGGTGGTAAGAGTTATTATCCCACCGCCGTCTTCAGATGAAGAAGCATTACCGCCAGCAGTATAATACCAAGTGTTCTCATCAATGATGCCAGCAACAGTCCGTGTTCCGTTAAGGTTGCCTGTGTTGATGCCTCCCGTGGCAGCAGCGCCACTAATAACTATGCTTTCGCCGCCACCAAAACCATGGGAAAGTTGAGTTACTTCTACCGTGGCAGTACCTTCTGCCGTGCGAAGTGGGTTAATAATTGCAAGTCTTACCTGTAGTTCGTCAACAACCGTTCCAGTAACCTGCGTTGCAGATGTATAAGCCGTGACCTCGATCTCAGAGTCGCCATACTTAATGACAGTACCTACATGATCAGAAGTAAAGTAGTCGCCACTTGTGGTAAGCGTAACCGACCCAGTAGTACCAGACGGATCAAGCGTCATAGCATGTGGTTGGAAATCATAATAAGGCTGAAACGTCCTGTGATTATCCAGCGACTTATCAAACGAATATGTAGTTACTTCAAACGAAGTAAGGCCAGTGCGAATCAACATCCTTGGCATAAACAAAGGATGGCAGATGAACATTACATCCCCATACTGCGCAAAAGTATATTCGTTTGTATATAAATTGTTGAATGGCAGGGCGTTACTATCTGTGTCTGCTGTGATTGTACCCGTATCAACGATTGTATCGTTGACCTGATCTAAATAGAAAACACGGATAGCTGCGTTAGAAACTGAAACAACGTACTGCTCATCGTCTGAAAACTCGAAGTTAAACAGCGCAGTGTTGCTGCCTACTGCACCGAGGGAAGAAACAAACTTTGCGCCATATCTTTTCTTCACGCTGCCTTCGGACATGACAATCATGTTCTCAAGAGATGCAGCAGATGCAGAATAAATAGAAGTATCAGTTCTCATTTCTAGTGAGGGACTTACCTCTCCAAACTGAAAGCTGTTTTGCGGTACTCTAATCTTCTGCATTAGCTACGCCTTTGAGCGATAAACCTAGATGTATTCAATCGTTGTGTTGTCTGACGCTGGGAGTCACGGGTCCGAGCTTGGGTCATCATAAACACAGCCTTTTGTTCTAGAAGCTGTGACAGAGACGCATCGCGCGCAACCGATACAGCAAGTATAGAAGCCATGCTGTATTCTACAGCGACCGTAAAGTACGAAGGCCAAGTAGATTCAGCAGCCCTAAAGATGTAATCAACAATTAACTCTTCATTGGCAGAGGCGTCACAGTAAATCTTGTCACCATAAGTATCAAACTCAATTGGTGATCCGTTAATAGTAACCGCGCTAACGGTTAAAGTGTTTGATGGTAGCTGATAGGCAGCGCTCCATCGACCTGCTGGCGCAGAAGCTAATCGACTCATCACAGCCTGATCGGTTGCGAAACCCCACCGAGTATTAGTCAGTGAGGATCGAGCGACATCTTCATACATAGCCTCGCAAACATCAGCTTCAGCAGTACCTTCTGCAAAAGAAGAAATAGGCAGTCCACCCATAAGGATAGATGCGCGAGAACATACTTTAATATCTGTGTTTGCTACTGTTGGCATGAAAGTTTGGGGGGCCGAAGCCCCCCACCCCCTTTAGTTGTTGTCAAGGACTTCGTAGATACCGTCAGAGTCAATCGCAATTGCGCCCATCGACATCATAGATGTGGTCAAGTGCGCAACCTTCTGAGGAACATAGTTCACCTCAGTCTGGACATCGGCGTTGATGCCAATACCCATAGCGGTTTGATGGTAAGCGAAGTTCTTACCGCCAGCTACAGCAGACGTTGAGAAAATCTTGAAGCCCAAGAATTCTTTCATTGTCATACCGCCAGCAAACGGCAGGTTCTGAGGACCAACGTAGTCAGAAGAAGCAAACTCGTTGATGTTAAACAAGTCAGCAAAACCAGCAGGAGACATAGCGATATAACGCTGGCCGTCTTCTGGAACGTCAGCAGTTCCCAGAGTTTCAAAAAGTGTCAGCAGGTCAGCTTTACTTACTGCGGAACCAACCGCACCAATCTGAGTTGCGTTTGCACCAGCGTCCATTGCGGCGATGATAAGCGCATCAGTTTGGCGACCCAGAGCAGCAGCAGCAGATGTAGCTACGGCCTGACGCTCATTGATGTTGATCTTCAACTCGTCGAGCTTGTCGATGTACTCAGCAGCAAAGTAGTCAACCATTGTGGCCTCTACGTTGGTGTGTGCCAAGTCCATTGGAGCAACGTCAGCTTGACGGACCTTAGTTACAGCAGCACCTTTGCCAATCTTCTGGAAACGAGCGACTGAACCCGAAACATTAGAAGAGCGGACTGTGTTGCGCAACTTAGAACCCATGCGCTGATACGCGAGGTGAACTTCAGTTTCGAACTGTTTAATAAAAGCTTGGTCGATTGTGTTAGCCATTGGATTTTTCCTATATGAAGTTTCAAGTAGACGGGTGTCCGTTACTTCACTTCAGACAAGGGTATCCTTTCGGGCCTCTTAGTGCATCACGGGCCGTGATTCTTTGGAATCAATACTATCACAAGGTGGAATACAACGCACAAAATTAACTATGCGATGTTTGCCTTCTTCAATTTCATAAGGCTCAAAGCCAAGATGAACTAACCAATTCTGAATAAAGACGTTTTCATCCCACACACTGCAATACAATTGATCGTAAAAGTGGTGGTAGAAATCAATCAGCTTGGGCGATGCTTTAACAAAAGAACGCCAGTGCTTTCGAATGTCCTTAGTAAACATAGTCCAGAGTACCTGATTGCAAACACCGCATATAGCAATGGGCTTTCCATCAGACTCAATGACATGGCAGAGGTCATCGTCCAAACAATCTAGCAAAGTTTCTAGAATGTCCTCTTCGTATAGGACTTCAAACTCTCTAATGTTTTGATCGCTCATGTTCTGGTATAAGGGAAAGACGTGCTTCCCCTTATACTTGTGAAGTTCTAAGTTGTTAAACTTAATGATCGGCTTAGCCATAAAGCTTTTTGAACCCATCTTCTACTTGCTTTACAAAGTTGGGGTCGCGTTGCTGTACGTGGTGATACCGAGGATCGCGCATCATTTCTTGCAATGACGCTTCATTAATTTGACCTGAGATTGAAGCATCCCCAGAGAATGATCCGTCTTTCATATTCTCCATGATAATCTCGATTGCCATGATGCCTTCAGCAGTTTCACACATTCGCTCAATTGCAGGAGTTACTTCTGCTGGAAAGAACTTAGAGGCGAATGCACTTGCAGCATCAACACGCAATGAAGCGTTGTCGCCAAGACGTGCTGCTTCAGCAGTTAGGTCTGGTTGCTGACCTTGAACGGCACTCATATACATCTCGATGCCCTTCTCGAAGTCTTCCTGACCGTATCCATTCTCGAATGAATGCTCGGACCACCACTTCATAAGCTCGTTATCTACAGCCTCTGCCTCGTCAATAGACTCAGGAAGCTTGTAGTCACCAGAGGTTGCGGGACGATCAGCGTATGCTTGCTCACTAATCTCATCAGTGATCTGCTTTCGAAGGTCTTCTTCCTTCTGCCCGATCTTAGACTCAAGATTTTTGTAAGCTTTTGCCAACTCTTCTGCCGAACTGTATTTCTCTGGAAGCCACTCAGGTCGACCATCTTGGGAGGGAGTGGGATCAACCGTAGTGGCTTCCGTAGTATCAGTCTGTGGGAGGTCAGACTGACTTGTCTCAATAAGTGAATCGTTCATTTCTTGCTCCTATGTGCGTGTGCAATGCGCTGTTCAATTAGGCCAACGATATAACGCTGACCCTCATGATGGCGCAGCTCTTCTGACGCAACATTAGGACCATGAACCATTTCTATGGTAATAGACCGCAAATACTTTAGGACTGCACTTCCCGTAGGGTCAGAGAAAACAGTGGCAATATTCTGACTAATCTCTGTATCCCGCTCTCTATTTCGCTGGATACCATCAATTCCGATATTAACCTTGTTGTTCAACTGGCGGTCCTTGTTGTTGTTGCGCTTGTTGCATTTGCTGCTGGGCCATTTGCTGCGCCATTGCAGCTATTTGCTTACGCTGTTCTTCATCACGAATCAAGCGGTCTGGCACACCAAACTTTTTAGCAAGGTGAACTGCGACCTCTTCGCCATCAATTAGCATCTGCAACATCTCAGGTCCAAAGACACCGCCAACCATCTCAAGGAAACGAGCAACGCTTGAAATGTCTTGGTTTGCTTGGGCTTGGGCAAGTGGAGACGTAGGTCGAATCTTTATCTCTCGCCCGTTAATTGTTGGCAATTCAATGCGACCCTGCTTGCGCAAGATATAAACGACGCGCTGAAGAACTGGCTGAACCAACTCGGACTGAAGGCGACCAAAGGCGGCGCCCATTCGACGGGACAAGTCAGCCATACGCTCTGCAACTTCTGTTGCACTAGCTGGTGTCCTATCTGGATTGCCCAGCATGTCGTTGTATAGAGCCTTCTTGATATTCAAACGCATATCGCCCAGCACAAGCTGGGCTACATCGAAGCGACCAGCGGCATTGATTGGCTGCAAGCCCGACGAACCCATAGCTTTGGGAATGATAGACCCCGGAACAAGCTGGATTGTATCAGGGTTAACAACGCCATCATCTTCCATCTGATAGATACCAGAGATAGCCATCTGCGCGTTCTCAAGAATAAGCTCGATGGTCAGGTTGGTTGTCTTGATAGACGACAGGGCATTGACCAGTGGGCCTCGCCCGTAGACTTCACCAGCACACTTGGCCCAGCGGAAACAAACGTATGGGTTAGAACCCACCCCACTCATCTGTTTGTAATGAAGCACAGTCTTTGTACGCTGGCAGATTGCATAGTGAAGGTACGCTTCTTCATTGCGCTTGCTGTAATCACGGCACACAATCTCAAGCACATCAGTGGTGTCGTCGGTAGACATCAGTGCTGTAACCTTGGGGTCAAAGGTAGACTTGGGATACAAGATGCTAAGATGCTCGAACGGAACCTTCTTGCGCTCACGGAACACATGGTCGATGCGATCATCAGGACCAGTATCCAGAACAACTTGCGGCAAAGGAATAGCAGAGAAAACAACAGGGTTAAGAGCATCACCCTCTTCAATTGACATAACCCCAGTGCCAACAGCCAAGTCCATAAACGATTCATGAACCTCTTGCCCAAAGTTAGAGTTCTGAATGATCTCAAAGACGTACTCGGTTACTGCGTCTAGTTCATTATCAATGCGATCACGGTCTTCTGGCGGTACTTCGCTACCAGAAGTAAAGTCAGCCCATCGAGCAAAGTTAGGAACCATGCCGTACTGAAGACGACTCGCAAACTCTTGGACGCCGACAACAGCAGTCTCGTCAAAGATTTTGTCATCTCGACGTTGACCAGCAGTCTCTGCGTAGAAAGACTCGCGCTGTGGCAGTGCATACTCATAACACTCTTCAAACAGTGACACCCAGTTTTCACGAAAAGCTTTAGCCTTCTCGTACTTCGCGATGTACTTCTTTGCGGCATCTTCCATCTATCGAAACCTACTCAAAAATCCTGCGCCAGTGCTTCCGCTATACAGAGAACGTCGCCCTGAGCCACCGCCCCGCGTACCTTTACGTTCCGAGCGCGCACTTAGAGCATCGGTAATATCTTCTCGCTTGCTTTCAGCGCGATCTTTAATCTGCTCTTGCTTAGCAAGCTCAGCTTCCGCACGTTGCTCTGCCGCTGCTTTTTTCTCAGCGCTGCTAGGTCCACACATGGTAATCTCCTATTCTATACTGCAATTGCAAAACACACGATAAAGATAATATCAACGCACAATTACATCCTTGACCACAAGCCCTGTCTGCGCTGGCCCCTTGCTGGCTTTTTGCTGAAGACATCGAAGTCACGCTTGGCAATGGTAGGACGCATTGGCTTTTGATTGTTTAGCAATGCTCTGCCCTCGCCAGCACCAAGCATTAAATACTGCAAGGCATCGTGGATGTGAGAGAACATGTTCTTGTCAGGCTTATCAGCGTACCGCTCTCCGCTGACCTCCATTCGCTTGTAACCGTATCCGCCCTCGAAGCCCTTGATTAACATGCTGCACCTACGATCAAGCAGGAACGCAGGCTTGCCTTCGCTCATCTTCATAAGCTGAGAGGAAACAGATTCTAATCGTAGGTCAACAGAGTTGGAGTGGGTAGGGTAAGCCTTGAGGCCAGCACCTCTAAGTATTTGAAAAGGCGTGGTTTCATCGGTCTGCGCACGAAAATCACCAGCGGGGTCGCCGTATATGTGAACCTCTGGGCATGCAAAGAAGCGTGTTGATAGCTCAGTCCTCAGAACTTCTGCAAATCTAACCACACCCATGTCTACGGCTACGATCTCAGATTGGATCAACCATCGGCCTCGAACCTTCTGCCCGATTGCGGCGGCTGGGGTAAGGCCAAAGTCAACGCCAACGTACACTGGCATGTCAGCGGCGATGGGCAGTTCCTCTTTTGCAATGTGAACTTCTGGTGCAAACATAGGATATACAGGCTTTCCGTCTTGGATGTGACCAAATCGGTTCATCACATAGACATCAATCCATGATTTCGTCTTACCTTGGATAAGGTTTGGGTAGTAAGACTTCATCATGTTCTTTTGGTTCTCGGCGTTAAGATTGGGTGTGTACCCGTCGATCTCGCCGTCCTCATCCCTTGTCTCACTCATGCCAGACGGCTGCGTAAAGAACTTCCAGTTCGTAGGTTTCACCAGCATCTTGGCTTGCTCACGCGGGATATGGTCAGGAATTGGCACCTCACCCGACATAATAGGCCACCAGTGATCTTCTTCGGGTGCGTTAGTGTCAGCAATAACTCCCGTCCATGACGGACCACCGTCACGCATAGAAGGGTATCGACCTACGCGCATGGTACACGCATCAATAATACTCTTTGGAATCTCACGCGCTTCGTTAATCCAGATGCCCGTCAGTTCCAATGACAGCAACTTCTTAACGTCTTCGGGTCTATCAAGAGCTAAGAAGATAACCTCGAGGTCGATGTCACCCTTCTTGATGTGATGGGTGTAAGGCACTGACCAAGTAAACTTTCCCCAGTCAGCTTCTGGAAACCAGTCAAGCCAAGTCTTGATTGTAGTTGTTCGAAGCTGCGGGTTGGTATTTCGAATGATAGCCCAGCGGCTCTTGCGAATACCTTGCGGTCCCTTCTCTTGCTCAAGCGCCCTGCGGAACACTTCAACGCAAGAGGCAACAGACTTGCCGCTACCTACAGGGCCACGGATGCCACGAAAGAATGTTTCGTCCTTCATGAAATCCTTTAGTACCTTACCGTCAGGTATGTACTTGAAGTCAACCATCGCGTTTCAGCAGCGTTTTCTTCTTAGGAAAGCCAGCCTTCATGTTCGAATAAGCCTTGTCACTGATCGTAGACTTGGACTTTGAACGACTGGTCCCTTTCTTCTTACGAGCATTGATGTTCGCATAAAGACCTTTACGCATTGTGTATCCCCCGATCCATTCCCGATTTAATCATGTTGCCAGCAGCCTCAGGACCAATGTTCTCAATGATCTTGTCTGCTTCATAGTCAGTAGCAACGTGCTTAGGAAAGTGCTTCATGTGTACGAGACGCACAACCCGCCGAAGAGTATCCCGCTCAACTTGAGAAAGCGTATTAATAAAACTCATTAATCCTGCCTTGCTTCAGTTAGCATTTCGTTTTCCATTTGATCCAACCTGCGCTCAAGAGTAAGTCGCTTACGGCTAGTGACTCGACCTTCAGGACGTAAGTTAAGCAAGCTGCGCGCTCGATCTCTAATCCTTGGGAACAGCCTAAGATCGTTAGGCATGTTCTTTAGCCGCTCAAACAAAAGATCATACTCTGTGTTTAGCTCAGAATCGGTCATATCTATTAGTGACTTTGCCATATCTTAATCCCACGCACTTGCGCCCTTAGCCTTTGGCGCTTGCTTCTTTCGAGGTTGCTTGGGCTTAGAAGGGGACGCGATCTTTTCTTTAGGTGCGTCCTCTACCCAAACCAGTGGAACTGATTCAGCGGTGCGGGTCTTGCCCGTAAACGTGCGGCCCACAAGCTCATGCGTCCCGCCGTCCCAAATCGTTTCAGTATGCTTACACTTCCAAGCCATTACATATTATCTCCATTGTTTAAGCCAAACGCAGAGAACAAACTGCGGCGCTGCTTACCAGTCCGCATAGTCTTTACATTTCCATAGCGAGTGTTCCGAGTAGCCTTGTCACCAACACTGAGAGACGGAAGGTCTACTGGGTCAGGCTTTATTTCTTCGTAGTAAGCGTCAGCGCTTTTGCCACCACCACACATATCATCAATCCTTCTTCGATGCGTTTCGTTTACTAATAGCGCGGGCCTTAGCTCTAGCATCTGCTGGGGAAGAAGCACCCCATGCCTTCAATGCCAAAGCCTTTCGGGTAGGGCGACCCTTCTCATCCTTCATCGGACCCTTAACACCAGCCATACGAGCCAAGAAGGAAGCACGACGAGGATTGTCTCCGCTCTTAACAGGAGCCTTTAACGTACCGCCCTTGTAAGAAGCACGGCCCTTAGCATTCAAACCACCACTAGGGTTCTTCCCTGCTTTCCTCTGCCACGCTGGACTCTTTGCCATACCCGACACTCCTCAATTGCTTCTTGGCTACAGACGTATCACTTCGTGTCTGCTTCTCAGGCTTCGTATCATATCTGCTCATCTTCAGCACCTCACTTTTTCTTCGGACCTTTTTAGAGAAAAATGTTTGTAGGGGACTATTACAGTAACTAACCAACACAGTTTTTGACCCCCCCCTCCCCTATATGACCTGACTGGGAATGAATTTATCCTAGATCAATGGTAACCTTTATATCACCAGCCAGTTGTACTTGACTGCGATCTATCGGCTTGTATCCCGCCCTGTCCAGTAAATCTTGGCTTGCTTGGAGCTGTACGTACTCACTCTTGGCACCTTGTGACAGTCTGCGAGTGGTGTTCAGGGCTGCTATAGCACTTAACCCAAATTCATCATGCATCCTCTGCATCATGTAAGCCTGCACATGTGGCACCTTCAATGCTCTGTAAGCACTGACGTATCCTGCTTTGCCAGCAGCGTACCCAGCCTTCTCTGCTGCTTGTGCAGGTTTCAGTCCCTCGGCTACCATTATATCTACTAACGACTGTTGCTTATCCGTTAGTTTCTTTATTGCTACATCATTCATGTTGTCTCCTAACTGCCCCCCTCTCCCTCTCTCCCCCCATGATTAGCACGTCCATAACGCCCTGTGTCAACGCACAAAGCGTAAGGTAAGGGCAGTTAGGCAACGCGCAAAAGAAAGAGAATGATGGAGTATGTATCACCGCTGCGGCTGCACACCTTGGCCCCGTGACACCTCCAGAGATTGTCGGCTTTCCTTGCAGAAAGCTCGACCTACTCTGGGCCGTCACGTTGGGTTCATCCAAGTCTTATCGCCTCCGCTATAAGCACACACACACTAATTGTAATGATACCTTGCAGGTGACCCTCCAATTCGTAACAGGTCAATCCCTCAAACTTTATCTCGTCTGGCGGATTGCTTTGTGAAAGCTGATCACTTTCCTTGCATAGCGCACCCAACCCTATCTCATTGCCAAAGATAAAGTTCGACAAGCAGAGCTTGCAAGGGGATGACAAGTCACGAATTGAATGGAAAATAACCAACATCATCAGC